TGAATCTATTTTTAATGCATATAGGTCGATGAATAATGAAAAATTGCCAAAAGCATTAAGAGACATGGGGCATGAAAATTTTAATATAGTTGTTGATAATATAGTTAAAGGGTTAAGGTCAAATAATGGTTTAATACGGTATATTGATGAACGAAAACAAAGTATTTTTTTGGATTTGTTTAGTGATAAACTTATTGATAAAGATGGAAATATTAATATATTTATCAATTTACCAGATTTGATAGAAAATAATGTAGTTAAATTTAAAAATATTTCTGATCCACTTGATAAAAGTGGTGTATATGCAAAATTGGATGTTTTAACATCTAAATATCAAACTCAGAAAATTACACGTAATGAATATACAAATGCATTAGCTGATTTTTTTCTTGAATTAGATGATAAACAAAAAGCACAATTTATATATGATATTGGGCGACCATTACTTGACAGAAAAACATTCAAAATAAAATATTTGGCTGATGTTGATGGAAATGATTTATCTTGGGACCCAAAATTACTTAAACCAAAAATTAATGAATATATAATAAATAAAGAGCAATTGAATGTGTTGTTTTATGACACAATAAAAGGGTCTTATGCTGTTATTAATGGTAGTTTAAAAGGTTTTGATGAATTTATAAATGGTGAAAAATTTGACTCAAGGCAACAATTACAAGAAAAAGTTAATGAAACAATGACGAGAATCAATAATATTAGAAAAGAATTGAAAGCTGATAAAACAGCTAATATTTTATCTGCTAAAGATTATAATGATATCATAGGCAATTTGCATAAATATTATGAAATGTTGAATGATGAGTATGATATATTAAATGAGAAAAGTAGCTATCAAAAATATGTTAAAGTTATGGGTTTAAATGAAAAACCACAAACAATGTCAAGGAAGGATTTTGAATCATATACTAAGAAAAATAAAGATTTGCCTGTTTTTTATCGTGCAGTTACTGATGCTGGTCCTACTGGTACTGCTGGTGGTATTACAAGGGGTAAGTATTTAAGACGTGGTATTTTAAACGATTTAATGTATGGAAGTCAACAATATATTGGTGATGGAATATATGGTGATGGATTGTACTTTTCTACACAACCTACACATAAAAATTATGGTGGGTTTAGTGGTAGCGCTAATGAAGCTATTGATAGAAAATATATGATAAAAGCAACATTTAAAAGTGGCACAAAAAAGATTTTATATGATGATTTAGAAAAAATGATTGATGAGTATAAAGAAAAAGGTTACAATATTACTGATCCATCTTCTTTTGCTCGTTCATTAGGATATCATGTAATTCAAGCTCATAAGGATGGTGAAAGTGAGATTTATTACAATATTATTGATAGAAGTTGTTTAGTTGTTCAGGATGTTGATAAAAGTAATGAAGCGGAAATAAAAAAGAAAAGGGAAAGGAAAATTATTGATATTAAACAAACAAAACAAAAAATTAGTGATAATGTCAAACAACAAATGCCGACATATGATAAAACAACAATTAATAATATTAAGAAAGCTGTTAATGATGGAAAGTCAAATGATGATGCAATACGATTTATTGTAGATAGAATGTTATTAGATGATGATGTTTTTAGTGATTTAAACATTTTATCTAATTTTGAAAATTATATCAAAGAAGCAGTTGATGATGATGACGTGTATGAAAATGCTTTCAATAGAACTTATGATGAACTATATAAGAAAATGCATAAATTGTATGATAATGATGAACTGCATGAATTTGTATTATATAAAAGAAAAGATGGAACGAAAGTGCAAACAGATTTAATTTTTTCTGATTTGGAAGATTGGCTTTTTGAAATGGAGAATGTAAAAAATTCTGATGTTGTTGCAAAAAGCTTTGTTTTAGAAAAAATTAGATATCAAATTTATAATGAGTATGTTAATGACTTTAGTCGAAGGTTCATTGGTGAGTTGAAAGAAAGTGAATATGATGATGTTGATAAATTAGTTAAAAGTTATAATAGTAAATTTATTAAACGTTCACAAGAGCTTATTGAACAAGCTGCTCCTAAAAAAGCTTCTAAAGGTGTTAAAGTTGGTCCACATACTTTAACTTCTGAAGAAATAAAAGCACTTGAAAGGAAAGACACTTATGATTTTAATGAATTACGAAGAAAAGCTTTAAAGGAGTTTAAGTATTATAAAGGCACAATGAAGAAGGCTGAAACACAAAATGAAAGTTTGAGAAAAGATGAAAGAATCAGTAAAAATAATGAAAAATACTTTCATCAAACAATGTTGGATATATTTGAGAAAAATGATTTTTGCATGAGGTTAAATAAGAATGTTTTGCCATTGATTGCACAAAGTAAATTCATGAACCAATTTGAAACAGGAAGTGCTCCTTTGGGTTTAACATTCAATCAAAGGCGTGCAGTTGCTAAAAAGATGTTTACAATTCCAGAAGATGCTGAAGGTAGTGAATATGAAAAGTATGGTTTTCTTGGTTCTAAAAATCCTAAGGATGATTTTAAGGATGATGAAAACTTTACAGGTGACTATGGTGATACAATTGTTAGATTTAAGAAACGAAATTTAATGCATAGAACTACATTCACAATTGGTGATAGCTTGTTCAATTGTATGCATGATGATGTTCGTTCAAGTCCTGTTGTTAACCCTCAAATTGCTTCAATTCAAAGGGGGCATGTAAATGAAGTTATATATGGTTTGAATGTTGTTGAAAATGCTAATGCTGAAAAAAGTTATTTGGATATTCAAGCATTAACAAGGCAAAAATATATTGAACTTCAATATCATGGTAATCTTACAATTGATGATGTTGAGTCAGTAACATTCAATAAGAAAACAACGAATGTTAATAATCCTGAAGTTAGAAAAATAATTGCAATGTTAAAAGAACGAGGGATTAAATGTTATTTGGTTGATTCTAAAAAGGAGGTAATCCAAGAGATATGAAAATTAAAAGAATTGTTTGTACAAATATTGATAATATTGTTTTTGTTATTTTGACAACTGATAATCAATATTATTTGATTGATAGGAAACAAGAAAAAATAGTTAAAGGTGAATTGGAAGAGTTAATTAAGTGGAATCCTTATTGGTTTGAAAATAAAGATAAGTCAGATTATTTAATGGCATTATTAACTGATATTTTGAATGACCCACTAATTTCAATTGACAATAGAAAAGCTGGTACATTAGAGGGATATGTTCTTCGGAATCAATATGATTTTGATAAAGGACAATCTAAGGAAATGGCTACAAAAGTTAATAAACAATTCAAATAACTATTTACAATTTTTATGTTTTGTGTTATAATATATATATAAATATATAGACTGGATTTTCCCTCAGATGAATTTTGCTGTTGGATATATTAAAGATATATTCAGCTGCTATAAAAATGTCTCTGAGGGTAATCTCGTTTATCAGAGAATATTGAATTTAAAAAGGAGAATGGAAAATGTTCACAAAAGAAGAACTTAAAGGTTTTGGTCTTACGGATGAAGTAATTTCTAACATTCTTGAAAGCCAAAAGAAGAAAATGGAAAATTACGTTTTGAAATCTGAACATGATAATGTGAAAAATGAACTTGAATCTGAAAAACAAAAAGTGAAGGACAGAGACGAAACAATTAAAAAGTTAAAAACTTTTGAAGGAACAGCTACTGAACTTCAGGCTAAGGTTGATGAATTAAATAAAGAATTAAAAACAAAAGATGAAGATTATGAAAAGAATTTGAATGCCCAGAAAAAAGAAAGTGCTATTAAGTTCGGTGTAATGAATTTTGAAAGTGCTGTTCAGGACCTTGATATGGTTGTAGGTTTGATTGATAAAGAAAAAGTAACAATTGATAAAGATGGTAAAATCACTGGCCTTAATGAACAGTTAAAAGATTTACAGAAGAATAAAGCATTTTTATTCAAAGCAAAAAGCAATGATGATAATGATGACAATTCGCAAAACAGTGGAGTATTTGGCAAATTCTTTCTTTCCGGTACAAAACCACAAGAAGGAGACAAAAATAACAAGAAAGATACTCCGGAAGCTATTGGCACTGCTTTTGCTGCAAATAAATTGAAAATGATGGGCATTAGTACCGACAAAAAGTAATGATGGGAGGAACATGAATTATGACGATGAAAGCTAAACAATGGGAGTTTTATAACAGCAAAACCATTTTAGCAATTCCTGACCATTATGTTTGCATTGGTCGCAAACAGGCACAGGCTTCCGCAGCTTCTGGAATTGTTACTCAGGAAAATGGACGTTTTGTTGTAAAAGCTGGTACACCATATCCTGCAAATGATGCTACTGCAATTGGCTTGGTTTTCCAGGATTATGATGTTACTGATGGTGATGTTAATATGGCTATTTTGATTCATGGTTTTGTACTTGAAGAAAAGTTGCCTGTAGACTTGGAAGAAGAAGCAGTTACTGCACTTAAACAAATTAGCGTCCTAAAAAAAACGGTATGATACT